GGGCGGGGAAAAGGGCAGCCGGGAAGGGTTTCTAAATCCCCCGCACCCGCCATCAGGTCAGGCGCGACCTATCCGCGCTGGCAACGGTCCTTCGTAAGCGCATGAACGATCTCGGCTATGATCCTTACTGGCAGCGGTTTATGTGCATGAATTGGGACGACATTGGCGGATGCTCCGCAGGGTGTACGGATTGCGACAGCTGCACAGCATTCCGGCGTATTCAGCCTCAGTATTGCGCACGGTGCGGCGGCACCTTCTACGAGCGCAAGGAAAACCGCTTCTGCGCGGCCTGCCGCACCGCGAGGAAGAAGCAGGCCCAGCGGCACTGGTGCCGCGTGAACGGCATGAGCCGAAAATAATAAACTGTCCCAGCCGAGGGGCAAAGCTCGGCATAAGAAAGGAGCATTTTATGGCAGAAATCAAGTACATTACGGTTAAAAAGCTGTGGCAGCACCCTGATAACCCCCGCAAAGATTTGGGCGATGTGACCGAGCTGGCCGAGAGCATCAAGGTCAACGGCGTACTTCAAAACCTCACCGTTGTTCCGCTGATCGGGGAAATCACAAAGAAGTGGGACGGAGAAAGCTACCGCGTCATCATCGGCCACCGCCGCCTTGCGGCCGCAAAGCTGGCCGGCCTGGAGGAGCTTCCCTGCGTCGTGGTCGAGATGTCGGAGCGGGAGCAGCTGAGTACGATGCTCACGGAGAATATGCAGCGGTCTGATCTGACGGTCTATGAGCAGGCGCAGGGCTTCCAGATGATGCTTGACATGGGCGATACCGTCGAGGACATCGCGGAAAAGTCCGGTTTTTCCGCCACCACCGTCCGGCGCCGTGTGAAGCTCCTGGAGCTGGATAAGGACAAATTCAAGAAGTCCGAGGAGCGCGGCGTCAGCCTTTTCGAGTACATGGAGCTGGACAAGCTGAAAAGCCCGGAGCGCAAGAACGAAATGCTTGATTACATCGGCACCGAGAACTTCAAGTACAAGCTGAAACAGGCCATCAATGATGAAGCCGCAGAAGCGCGTAAAGCCCTATGGGTAGAGCAGCTGAGTACCTTTGCGACGCAGATCACCGACAAGACCGGATATAAGAGAGTCAATAGCTTCTATACTAACGGCGAAGTCAAAGTGGATCGCCCGGAGGATGCCGATACCATTGAGTATTTCTTCTTCGTCGAAACATGGGGTTATATTGTGCTGATGGTCAAGGATGAGCCTACCGCCCTTACCCCGGAGGAAGAAGCGAAAGAGCGCGAGGAGCAGCTGAAGCAGGAGCGAAAGGACGCCGCAGAAAAGGCGCTGTCCGAAGCAACCGCCCGCGCCTACGAGCTTCGCGCCGACTTCGTGGCTACCGTTTCCACAGCCGCCATCAAAAAGCGCCTTGCGGACATCGTGGCGCTGTGGGTCTACGCCGAATACTGGGACGATACCGGTTGGCTCACCGAAGAGGAGATCGCGCAGGCTACTGGCGCCGAGACCCTTGCCGAAGATGACGAGGACGGCGAGGACGATGCCGCATTTACGCTCCAGGCCGTGACCGACGCGATCGGCAAGACGCCCGAAAAGGCGCTCCTGCGAATGATCTATGCGCGCCTGGGTGACGGAAAGTCCGAGGGCTATTTCCGCAGCTACTGGAACAGCTACACCATGAAGCATGAGGAAAACGAGAAGCTGGACCGCATCTATGCGTTGCTCGTCAAGCTGGGCTACGAGATGTCCGACGATGAAAAGGCTCTCCAGGACGGAACACATGAGCTTTTCGGGGAGGTGACCGACGAATGAGAGCGTCTACCTGCAAAGGCTGCGGCGCGGCTATCGTCTGGATCAGAACACCCGGCGGGAAGTCTATGCCGTGTGACGCCACCCCGCGCTATTACATCGAAAAGCCCCGTTCCGGCAGTAAAAAGATCGTGACGCCGAACGGCGAGGTTATCTCCTGTGAGTATACCGAAGATCCGCACAAGGCCACCGGCACCGGCTTCGCTCCCCACTGGGGGAGCTGCCGGGCGGCAGGCAGCTTCAAGTCGAGGGAGGAACACAATGGATAAGCTGACATGGTATGACGAGGATGGGCGGCTTTACTGCCGCCGTGGGTACGAGGTTGCACTGGCGCGGCTTGCCTCCTACGAAGCAACAGAGTTGATGCCGGACGAAATCGTAAAGATGGGGATGATGTTCGAGGATAGCAAGCGCTATTCCGGCCGGCTCGAATTGAAGCTGAATGCTGCGACAAAATGGATGCCAAAATGGGTATCTGTAAAAGAGAGGTTACCGGAAGATCGTAGCAATGTCCTCGTTGTCGCGTATTGGCACGAAAGATGGGGCGTCTATATGGGCTGGTGCGCTCCCGAAAGGGCGGAATGGAGCGTCCATGTCGGTATCGGAGATAGAAGCGATGTTGCAGTTGTCTATTGGATGCCGCTGCCTGCGCCGCCGAAGGAGGACGACAGAAATGATTGATACCGGAGATCTCACTATGTACTGCCATTGGGATAAGGGCTTGGTCTGCAAGAAGGAGTTTTACTGCGATACCTGCGAACACCAGCCCGCCGCCGATGATAAGGAAAACGGCAAGGCTGAGCCGGTACATATTCGCTGGGCTGAGGATTATTGGAGCGGCAGATATCCCGAATGCCCCTCCTGCGGGAATATGCCGTACAGCTTGGAGCGGTGTGTCTTCTGCGGTCAAAGGTTTCTGCCCGACGCGCTTACGGAGGAATGGAGCAAGCCGCCGGAGGAAGTTCGCATGGACTGCCCCTCCTGCGGAGGAAAGAGCACGATGGTCGGGGCAAGGGCGCGCAGCAACGGACACTTTCACGGTCAATGTACAGTCTGTGGTTGCGTGGTGATGGAATGAAAAGGAGCTTCTATGGAACGATTTGAAAACCTGCTCGATTTTATCAATGAGCTGAATGAGAACGGGCGTATTCAGTATGACGATTACAGCCGCCTTTTTGACTTGGTGCAGGAGTTCGCAGGAGCGGAGGAGGCAATCAACGCCGCCGCGACCGATATTGCCGCCCTGCTGTGGCTGAACGGCAACTGCGAATATTGTGAGCACGGAGAGAAAGAGGAGTTCAGCGGCGCGAACAGATGGCATTGCCGTCTCGGAAACGGCATAGACTGCCGCCCTGTGTGGCGCGGCGCTGCAACGAAGGCCTCCCTGCCGGAGATACACAAGGCAGAGCCGACTTTGCTTCGTGCAAAGCCCAGCCGTGCGGAGACTATGTTCGGGCCGAAAGAGGCCTGTGCTATCCCTGATAGAGCGGAAGCCGAGGAGACCACGCCGAAGACATACAAGGGATTTCTGCTTATTCGGTGCGCACAATGCGGCGAGCTGCGCGGCTTTTGTGCAAAACAGCCTATCTCGTCCTATCGGTGCGCAACCTGCAACGGAGAGACGCCGCTGCACGATCTCACGTCGGCGCACATCCGCTGCAAGTGCGGAAAGCACTTCAAATACCGGACGAATTTCGAGGAGGACGTCTTCACCTACAGCTGCCTTTCCTGCGGCGCGCCGGTCGATCTGGCCTATAACAAGAAAGCTCGCGCCTATCAGACGGTGCGATGATGCTCGTCATCACCGTTCATGTGAACGCCCCGGCGGGGCAGGCCATTGGCATAAAGGAGCAGATCGCTCAGGATTTGGAGCGATACGGAGATACCCGTGTGGTGTCGGTAGAGGTAGTGCAGCCAACATACCGGCAAATGCAGATTGGAGAGACTGTCAGCCGACAGGGTGGCAAGAGGAAGTAAGAACAGATTGGGGTGAGCTATTACGACGCTTTCGGAATTGAATCAGCATTTTGAGCTGATAGAGAAACTGGCAAGGGCAAGGGAGATGCTACAGTCCTTGCGTGACGCGGCTTGCCCCGGCGCGGCTGCCCTCACAGGTATGCCGCATACTCCCGGCATAAAGGATAAGGTCGGCGACCTCGCAGCTGAGATCGTGGATATGGATGCGCGTGTCGGCTTTCTGGAGGAAGAGGTCAAGGCCAGCGAGGGGCAGATCATGCCGTTCATTCAAGGCATCGACGATGACCAGACGCGCCTGATCTTCCGGCTGCGCTTCCTGAGAGGGCTCGCATGGAAAGAGGTCGCAGCGGTCATAGGAGGCCGCAATTCGGAGGATTCGGTAAAGATGGTGTGTTACCGCTACCTCGGTAGTTAAAAGCTGTTCTTCGCTGTTGCAACTCGTTTCTTGATATTCCCCGCACCATGTATTAGGATTAGACTCGTAAAATCCTACATAAGCCAGGCGGCCATCCCTCGCGGGGTGGCCGTCATTCGTTTGGGAAGGAGGTTGAGGCCTGCGCGTTACTCCTTGCGCGCCGGTCATGCGCCGGGTCCGATGTTCGCCAGCAGAGGGCAGCGGTGACATCATAAAAGGAGATTTCCAAAATGTTCGGAATTGTCATTCTGGCCGTCTATGCGGTGCTGATGATCGGCGTCACGCTGATGTTCACCCGAAAGACGACCGACGCAGAGGGCTTCCATGTGGCGGACCGGCGCATCGGCTCGGTGATTGCCGCCATGAGCATCGCCGCCACTTGGATTTGGGCTCCCTCACTGTTCACTTCCTCGGAGATGGCCTATACGCGCGGCATCCCGGGGATGTTTTGGTTTACCGGACCGAATGTGCTGTGCCTGATCCTGTTTATCCCCTTTGCAAAAAGGATCCGGGCGCAGTACCCGGAGGGCATCACCTTGACCGGCTACATGGCGGAGCGCTATCACTCCGGCAAGGTCAAGGGCGT